GCGCAGACCTGCTCCGGGCAGAGCTGCGGGCGGCAGATGCAACCATTTCCTCCACAAAGGCGGAGTTGGAGACCTACAAGCGGCTCTACGGAGAGCTGCTTGACCGGGTGGTAGGAGGTGCTGCGTGATGAAATGGAACAAGCTGCGGGACGAGGTACACAAAAACGCTGTGGACCACGGATGGTGGGAGAAGCCTATCACCTTCTCGGAGGTCATCGTCCTGTGTCACTCCGAGCTTTCGGAGGCCATGGAGGAGTACCGGGCCGGGCGGCCCATGGTGTACTGTGGCGATGGTGTGAGGCAGGGACCTGCCTGCGAGGAGGAGATGTGCAACGGAGTAAACTGCCTGCGGTATTTCCCGGACCGGAAACCGGAGGGCATCGCTGTGGAGCTGGCCGACTGTATCCTCCGCATCCTGGACTATATGGGCCGGGTCAGAGCCGATGTGGACGGTATCATCCGGGATGTGAGAGCGCTTGCCCCTGCGCCGGAGGCGCAGAGCAAGAAGCCGCTGCCTGATCTGGTGGCCGGGTGCCATTACCTCCTGTCCAGCGCATACTCCAGCCAGCGGCAGGCGGGGATTCTGGGAAGGAAACGAGATGGGCGGAAGATAAAACCCGCTCGCCCACACTTCCCTCTCCGCCCCAGAGATTTTGAGCGTTCCGCCAGGCAGAGGATGGTGGGCTGCATCCTGGATATTATGCGCTGGGCCAAGGCCAACGGCGTGGATATGGAGGCTGTCATCCTCGCAAAGAACGAGTACAACAAGGGCAGGCCCTACCGCCACGGAGGGAAACGGCTATGAGTAAGACCATGGACCTGTGCCGTCCCTGCGCCTGTGCCATTGAGGCCGAGGGAGAGTACCGCTGCCGCCCCGCCGGGGGCGGCGTGGACAACAAGGTGCTGTGTGAACGCTGTGGGCGCAGGCGGTACGGCAAGACCTACCAACTGGAGGAGAAAAGCAAAAGCAATCCATAAGCTATGCAAATGCACGAATACGGGAGGACCTGGGCATACAGCCTGGGTCCTCCCTTTTTTGCTTTTCTGACCTGGGGGAGGAAGGAGGAAGGGGGGATATAGGGGGGATAGAGGAAGGAGGGGGCGACTACCCCATAGTTTTATGTATATATCTACCCCTACCATAGGCTTCTCCCCTGCTGATGAAAAATCTCTCCCGGAGATTTGACGCAATTTCCGCCGGACTGTGCTACGCTGGGTACATGACATCATCACAGGAGGGTGAGGCAGGCGTGGCAAAAAGTAAATACGATACCCATGTCCTCCCCAACCTGGACAAGATCGAAGAATGGGCAAAGGCTGGGGCCACGGCAAAGGAGATCGCCAGGAAGCTCAATATCGCCTACTCTACCTTCCGCAAGTACCTGGATGACGGGGAGAAGGGGGACGAGCGGTACTCGGCACTTTCGGCTGCTTTCGTGCGCGCGTGTGAAGTCCCGGACGACGAGGTGGAGGCGGCCCTGTTCAAGCTGGCTACCGGGTACACGGTCTCCCTTGCCAAGACCTTCAAGGTCAAGCGGGTGGACTATGACCCGGAGACCGGGCGAAAGACTGGGGAGCATGAGGAGCTGGTGGTGGGCTACGACGAGACCCATGTGCCTGCCAATGCCCAGGCGCAGATGTTTTGGCTCGCCAACCGCAGGCCGGACCGGTGGGAATACAAGCCGGAGAAGAAGGACGAGGAGGCCAAGGGCGGCGGCGTGGTGCTGCTGGCCCCGGTACTCCAGGAGCCGGTGCCGCCGGAGGGCGAGGAGGTGGAGCAGCCGTGAATGTGGTATGGCAGCCCCAGCCCAGGCAGGCCGCTTTCATGGAGAGGCCGGAGTGGGAGGCCCTGTACGGAGGAGCTGCGGGGGGCGGAAAGAGCGATGCCCTTGTCATCGAGGCCCTGCGGCAGGTCCATATCCCACACTACAAGGCCCTCATTCTCCGTAAGACCTTCCCCCAGCTTGCCGAGCTGATAGATAAATCCCTGAACTACTACCCCATGGCGTTCCCCGGGGCCAGGTACAACTCCAGCTCCCACACCTGGACCTTCCCCAGCGGGGCCAAAATCATCTTCGGGTCCATGCAGTACACCAAGGACCGGCTCAAATACCAGGGCCAGGCGTATGACTTCGTGGCCTTTGACGAGCTGACCCACTTCTCCTGGGAGGAGTACAGCTACCTCTTCTCCCGGTGCAGGCCCAACGGACCAGGGACCCGGTGCTACATCCGCTCCACGGCAAACCCGGGCGGCGTGGGCCATGGATGGGTCAAGGAGCGGTTCATCACGGCGGGCAAGCCCATGGTGCCAGTGTGGGAGGACATCCGCTGGAGGGACCCCACGGGAAAGGAATACTGCGAGAAGCGCAGCCGCATCTTTGTCCCCTCCTCCGTCTTTGATAACCCCGCCCTGCTCCAGAATGACCCGGACTACATCACCCGGCTGGCATCCATGCCGGAGGCGGAGCGCAAGGCCCTGCTGTATGGGGACTGGGACACCTTCTCCGGGCAGGTGTTCACCGAGTGGCGCAACGACAGCGAGCATTACCTGGACCGGGTGAATACCCATGTCATCGCCCCCTTCAAGGTGCCGGACACCTGGAGTATCTGGTGCGGGATGGACTGGGGCTACTCCAAGCCCTTCTCCGTCGGTTGGTACGCCGTGGACCATGAGAGGCGGCTATACCGCATCCGGGAGTATTACGGCTGCACCGGGACCCCCAACATGGGCGTGAAGCTGGAGCCGTCGGAGGTGGCCCGCCAGATCAGGCGTATAGAGGCCGAGGACCCAAACCTGAAAGGCAGGACCATCCATCGGGTGGGAGACCCAGCTATCTGGGGCAGCGACGGCACCGAGAGCATCGGGGCGCTCTTCGAGCGGGAGCGGGTCTTCTTTGAGAAGGGGGACCACGCCCGCATCGACGGCAAGATGCAGGTCCACCACCGGCTGGCCTTTGACGAGAACGGCTGGCCCATGCTCTATGTGTTCAACACCTGCAAGCACTTCATCCGCACGGTGCCCAACCTGGTCTATGACGAGACGGATGTGGAGGACATCGACACCGACGGCGAGGACCACATCTACGACGAGCTGCGGTATGTGTGCATGAAGAATCCCATCGCTCCCAGGCCCAGGAAGGTGGACGAGCCCAAGCCCTACGACCCGCTGGACCTGCAAGAGAAACCCGTCTACGACAGATATGACTTTTTCAGGAGGTATTGATATGGCGCTATTCGGAAAGAAAGAACAGCCCCCCAGGCTGACGCTTGGGGACGAAACAGAGGAGACCTTCGACCTGGGCATGGGAGGCGTGCCCAAGCGGCCCAGTTTTGGGATGCCCGGAGCATACCAGGGGCAGCAGGGCATGGACCCCCGCATGGCTGCGGCTATGCTGGGGGCTGACCCCGCCGTGAGCAAGGAAGAGCTGCACCGCATTGGCTCCGAGGAGATCGGAAAGGCCATTGAGACCCTGACCCGGTATAAGCATGACAAGCAAAACCTGGAGCAGCGCATCGTGGAGGACGAGCTGTGGTGGGAGCTGCGCCACTGGGAGGTCATCCGCAACTCCAAGAAGCCGGGGCCGGAGCCGTCCAGCGCGTGGCTTTTCAACTCCATCCTCAACAAGCACGCTGATGCCATGGATAACTACCCGGAGCCGGTGGTCCTTCCCCGGGAGCGCGGGGACGAGGAGAGCGCCAAGATGCTCTCCCAGGTCCTCCCGGTCATCTTCGAGTACAACGACTTCGAGCAGACCTACTCCGACAACTGGTGGGAGAAACTGAAACACGGCACCGCCGCCTACGGTGTGTTCTGGAATAACCAGAAGGAGAACGGTCTGGGGGACATCGACATCCGGGAAATCGACCTGCTCAAGCTCTTTTGGGAGCCTGGTATCACCGACATTCAGAAGTCTCGCAACCTGTTCATCGTGGAGCTGGTGGACGAGGACATCCTGGACCAGCAGTACCCCCAGCACAAGGGGCACATGGGCGGCAGCGTCATTGATGTGAAGCAGTATATCTACGACGACACGGTGGACACCGAGGGCAAGAGTGTGGTGGTGGACTGGTACTACAAGGTCACCTCCCCCTCTGGCCGGACGGTGCTGCACTACGCCAAGTTCGTGGGCGACACCCTGCTCTATGCCAGCGAGAACGACCCGCAGCTCCAGGACACAGGCTGGTATGACGACGGGATATAACCCATGGTGATGGATGTTCTTTTACCGGAGACG